CCTCTATCTCGTACTGATTCTGTATCAATCTAATCGATGTTTTCACATCTTCTACACTACTTTTAGCATAAGTCCATACTCTTATCCATGTATTTCATCTTCGTAAAGATATTCTAGTCGTATCTTTTCAGAATCTGGCAACATCACAGATAAGAAAGTAATTATCTCACTTGCTTTCATTAGTTTTTAAGCTATCCAAGTCTGATTGCTTGAATAACATCCATACATTATCATCGAAATCCCATTTTCAGTACAACAATCTCTGCTTTGTCTTCTCACTAGCTCTCTCTAGATTAGCAATATAACCCTTATCGATGAAGTTATTAGAATATACCAGTGATGGTATGAATACAGCTCTATCCCCATCCTTATGTTTATGCTTATAATACCTCTCATAAACGTGTCATGGATTAGGATTGAAGGTTTCTAGCACCTTACCTAGTATTCAATACTCTTCATTCTTGAATCTTCATACTCTGGTCTGTAATATCTCTATTCATTCGATAGGACATTCTGCTGATTCCTCTACAAATGCTCATGTGAGTTCCAAACTTCAGAACCTGTTATACAATGGGTCTTGTGGTAAATAACATCACTCCCTTAATAATATCTGACTACCATTAGGGAAAGTTATAATATTAGATACATTATTAAGTTTACCACGCATACTATCTGGTATGTTGTAGTCTCTATAGAATTTCTCTAAGGAGATAACAGAAGTCTGCTTGATATTCTTAATAGTGTCTCTAACTAGAGCATATCTGACTCATGGAAATTGATTACACATCCTCCATAACCAGATGATTCATAGATAAGTCTTACCTCATCATGCTCATCCTCAGTATCAAATAGCCGTATGATAATCGTCCATCAATACTTCAAATGCTTTCTGCTGGTTCTCGGTCAGTTTTATCTCTACGTTAGCCATTATATTACACCTATCTACATTTCTAAAATTTTTTTTATTTTTTTTTCTTAGCTTGTTCTTTTAGGTCTTTTAATAAGTTCTCATAATCCTTTTTCTCTTTAACTCTGTGTCTCCAATTTCTTTGGTTGACAGAGAAATGATTTTGACTTAATTCTATTTGGTCTACTTGGTCATCTGGCACAATCTTCTTTCCTAATCGCTGCTGGAACTCAAAGAGTCCAATCTCCTTAATACTTCTTCCTCATTCTCCCATGAGGTCATCTTCTCACTCTCTGAGGAATTCACAGATATATCAGAGACATACCTTTGCTTTGTATCAATCTGAGTGTCCCCCTTGATTGTATCTCCTGCTCATTCTTTAGATTTTCAAGGAACTAAACTAAATTCTACCTTTACCTTATCATCTACTCATATCTCGTCTAACGCATCTTCCTTGTATCTCTTATCCCTCAACGTTAAATATTTAAGTGCTACATTAGCATCTCATAATCCTATCCTTCTCATGACTGCTGCTCTAGCCATCATCTTCGGAAACTGTCTAGCTCTATCCATCCTAATAGCAAAGTCTGGATTATTCTTCTTATGTAAATAATAAGAAGCTGTACTGATTCACGCATACATACATGCTTCCTCTACAGTACAATCCTGCCTAAGACAATCCTCTAATATCCTATAATGTTCTTCCCCTATGTGTGGATTCTCCCTAGTAATCTGATTCGCTGCTGGAATAGGTAACATATCCTCAACTGTCTTTATCTTAGATAGAGTCTTTAAGTCCTTGACTTCTTCTCAATTTAATTTCATACTCTAAAATAATCAATTAAAACCTGCCACCATTTTCTCTTTGGCTTCATATTAAACTTATTAGGAATCTTCTTGTCATCTGATGGTGTATAAATAGCCTTATTAACATCCCATCACTTCCTTAGCCTCAAACAAAAGGCTTGATAAGATACAGGTCTCTTTCCTGCTTGACTCATTCTCTCTAAATGGACATTGTAGGCATGTCTCCTACTTCAATACGTTGCCAAATAATTAAATACCATGATATTTTAGAAAAAAATAAAAAACTAAGTCCTTATCCTGTACTTAGTCCATGTATTCTTCCAATTTCTCTTAGGAGTATGAAAATTCTTAGTTGACCATAGCTTCTCATTCTCCTCTATTAAAATAGGTATTACCATATCTAAATCGTATGGCTCTGAATCTCAACGTGTATATTCATATACCTTCCTCCTTAACTCTGCTGCTGTTCACTCCCCAAACTTCTTATCCAAATTCTCATCATACTTAGCATTAGTATCCATCTTAGCCACAGTATCTCATCTAGGTCATGTCGTCCAATTACATTTATGACACTGTGCATTAATATTCTCCCTATCTAAACATATATGCTGAAATCTTCTACTATACCTATGTCATCATGCTAACTCCTTCCATGTACAAAAATTATCACAGGATATACATCTTCAGTTCCCATCTGCATCAGTATCCCTTAACTTCGCATTCTCCTGTGCTATAGCCATAGCAAATTGAAGTGGCTTAATCTTAGGTGCTGCCGTCTTATACTCCCTCTTTGGCTTTCACTCCAACACCCTTATCTCATTCATCATCTTCCTACGATACTCCGTCTCCTTCTTATTTATATAACTTTTCCTTAACCTATAATTCTTCTCTACCTCATGTTCCCAATTCTTCTCTACAACCCTTTTCTTGTTCTGTAATAAAATATCATATTTCCATTCAGCTTTCTTCTTCATCTCCTCTATCTTCTTCTCCCACTTCCTTACTACATCTAATTTTGTCCTCATTAAAGAAAAATCCCTGTAATAAAATTATTACAGAGAGTTACTCAGATTTTTCATCTGTCTTTACCAAACATTTTCCTTATTAAGACTTTTTTTTAATTTTTCAAGCTCAATTTAGATATTTTTCTCTAATTTGATGATTTGAATAATTAAAATGGTAATTCTTCATCAAATCACTCTTTAATAAGATATTCTTTTTGTAATTCATCATCTCTAGTCGTCAAATATTTATCTATGAACTCATCTTCATTTGGATTAGTTCAAAACATCCAGAACATATTATATCCAAGTGCCTCAAACGTTCTCTTGACTCAATCCAACTCATCCTTAGGAAGATTATAAAATCTTTGCCTGTTCAATCTGCTTTTTAGACTTCTTATCTCTAACTCTTGCCTCTTTATAAGCCTCTCAGCCTTCTCTAAAGTAAATTCATCCTTAACTCATTTAACTACTCACTCTGGTAACTTCATTTGTATATAATTAAATAATAAAAAAAACTAATCCTGCTCATCATCCATAACCCATTCATGAAACTCATCCCAACTCACTCACTTGATATGTCCCTTTATCCACTGAAACGCTTTCTCTAATCTATACTCCTTGTCCAACTTCTCAGATTCATATAATCCTTGATAATGTTCCCACTGTGCCTTAGCATAATTCAAATCTCAATTATTCTCTTTCATCGTAGTAATTTCACTACGCAATTTCTCCACCAAATTTTTTAACTCAGCAATTTTCTCATCCTTATTCACTAAATAATACATCCCATTCTCCTTAAAAATCTCCCCACGTATCATCATTCTTTGTACTAATGACCTATCATTTGGATTCTTCCCCAAATACTCTAATAACTCCCTTTGTGTGCTAAACTCCATTTGCTTAATTATAAACTAAAGTTGTATTAAATCTACTACATTAGTGTACAAAAAAATATATAGATTTCAAGAGGAATTGTAGTGATTGTACTACAGTAGTCGGGAAAAAATAGCGAGTGACTATATATCAATATAACCACCCCTACGTGATTTGGGGGGTGGGGGTTCTGTCTGCGTTTCATCAGTCCAGCACTAGCACAACGCACAGCACAGACACAGCACAAGTGAAAATCGAAAACGAAAAAAGAAAATGGCTTTTGAACTGGCTTTTGTGTTTCTTTTGTGCGTTTTTTCTGCTGTTATTTGCTACACATACGCAAACACATACGCAAACGCACAAGCAAAGCTAAAAACTAGATTGAATAACTGGAAGAATAACTAGATTGAATAACTAGATTGAGGATTGAATAACTAGATAATATATTGAATGGATGGATAGAATTATATATAATAGTATGTATGACACAAAGAATAAAAAGGAATAAAAAATCTGATTCATAATATTGATATATATCCATATTTTATAATTGAATTACAATCTAGGGGAGATTTTAAACTGTGGGGAATTTGTGGGGAGATTTTCAGACGCTCTATTGATTTTGTTTTGTATATTCACAACTACTATTATTCATATTTTTGTGTATTTTCTATATAATTTATACAAAAAAAGTATTGAAAACGTATAGGAGATTATTATATTAATTGTGTCAGTGTATCTATATCGCTTTTTGGATACATTAGACGCTTTTATTCTTATATTCTATCACGATGAAAAAAGAAGTAAAAATCTGACAATTCCATAATTGTCAGGCTACAATCTGAACCTTCACAGAGAATTGAAGGACTTTTACTATTTTTTATTCTTACACTTGTCCAAAAATCGTAGTATTTCCAGACGGTGGAACTTATCAGTTTAGTTTTGAGAATTCACGCAAAGCAGGGGAACGCACAGGCTCAAAAACTACGAGCAAGCAATGTAATAAACGGCTTGGGTATAATTACCACACTTTACCTGCTTATAGTTTAGATGCTTTTGAGCGTAAGTTTTTCGATACTAGACTAGAGCGTTATTATTAGACGCTCTAGTTAATAGTTTTATAAAAATCTGATTTTATATTTTGTTATTATTAAAAATGGACGAAACACTAAAAGAAATACTAGAAAATATCACTAGCACGGATGAACTACTAGGAGATATTAGACGAAAAATCAGAAAATGAGTCGAGGATGAACTCGAACGAATGGCACAAAAAGAAATTGCTTTTTTTAGTGATGAACAAAAGGAGGAAATAATAGAGGAAATAACAAAAAGGAAACTAGAGGAAATAAAAAATAAAATTTAATAAAAATCTGAAACATAAACAAAAAAACGCTTTTTATTCTTATATTATTATAAAAATGGGATACTATAACGAACACAAGGCTTTTATAGAGCAGGCTCTATGGGATAGATACGATGATTTTGTCTGACAGGATGAAATATTGGATGAGTTCATCGATGATTTAGTCGAACTAGTAGCAGAATGTGGAATTTCAGGAGGGATGACAGCTCGAACGATAATTGATAATCGATATGTGAATGGGGAACGCTGAACGTATGAGGAATACTGGAAGGATTATATGAGAAACGACGCTGAAGAATACGATGAGGAAAACGAGGAACAAATGGAAGAAATAGAGGAAAATATGGGGGATAATTGATATTATTATAAAAGGGATAAGCATATTCGAACGTCTATGTAAATAAAAAATAAACAAATCTGAAACAAAAACAAAAAACGGCTTTTATTCTTATTATTTATATTAAAATGGAGATATTAAAAACATTAGAAACCACAAAGGGATACAAGGTATCCATTGGTTATTTTTTGGATAATTCCATATATGATGATTATTCATATTTTGGAGATTGATATAAATTTTATTTTAAATGAAGAATGGACTGGGCAACTAGTAAGGAACTAAAAAATGAAGTGGATGATGATATGATAGATATGATATTTTGAAACTATGAATTCGGTGATAATGATATTTGTGGATATGAAGAATACACCAAAGAAAAAGCAGAAAATCTGAATAAAAAATACTGGATATATCCAATTAGAGTATATGAACATACAGATTACGCATTCCATTTGTGAGATACTAAGTATTGGGATTGAGTTATGCTTTTAGATAAGGAATTGATGAATGAACGAGAAACTGAAGATTTAGAGCATTTTCTAAGGGGACAATTTACTGACTTTTTTAATGGTCGATTATATGAGATAATGATACA